ACCTTGTATGCCCATGCTTTTGTTCTTCTTTTGGGATTTTGTTCTGGCATTTCTACTTCTTTTTTCGGTTTGATTTCTATCACTACCGTTCGTGTGCTTCCATCTTTATCCTTATACTTAACAAAGAAATCTGGAAAGTACCTATGAACCTTATTATCTAATGGATTTTTATAAGGAATCCAGAATTCTTCAGATTGCCATTGGTTTACATTTTCATTTAAGTCACAATATTTCATAAAATGCCTCTCCCACAAAGAACGATAAACGATATTTGTGGGATCACCTTTGTATTTTTTTGGGTTTTCTGGACGGTATTTTCCCTTATAACTCATATACATACTATAGATCCTTAAGTAATATTTATAGATGGCTGAACCATTTAGGCCAGATTATCCTGCAAATCCATATAGAGTAGATCCAATCTATGCAAGGATGACTCTGCCTAGAAATACGAATGATGATCGAGCCGCTCTTCCTAGTGTAAGAGAATTATTTGGTGAACTATCTGTTACAAGTCAATTTAAAGTTACTTTATTTTTTGGTGATACTACTAGTACCCGAGACTCTGATAGAGATATAAATTCCTGGTTAGTTTCTTGTGGAGTATTAGGGAGTAACTTACAATCACTAAGATATGAATTCATGTGTAATGAAACTTCTTTACCAGGAGCTTCATTAAGTATGCTTGAAGAGACTGGAAGTAGACAAGGAATTGTAGAAAGATTTCCAAATAGAAGAGACTTTCCAGATATCTCGATGACATTCTATGTCGATGCGGAATATGGAATCATTCGTTTATTTGAAGAATGGATGAATTTTATTAATCCTCTTTACAACACAAAAGGTAGATTAGTTTCTGGCAATCCCAGAGGCGGAGTCGGTCAATTTGATGACCAACAATTTTTCAGATTCAGATATCCAAACACCTATAAAAGAGACGTAGCGATTACTAAGTTTGAGAGAGACATCTTTGTGAATCCAAATACTAAAGATGTTGAAAAAACTCCTTCGATGTTAACATATAAGTTTCTTAATGCATTCCCGACCAATTTGACTGCACTTCCAGTTACTTATGAAGGAAGTACAATTACAAAAACAACAGTCAGTTTTAATTATGATCGTTATGTAATACTGAATCATTTTGGTACAGGTGAAAATAGATACGAAAATACAACTACCACTTCAAATGGAGAGTCTATTTCTCTTTCGACTCCAAATATCACTTGGGGAAATACTCTAGACAACTTTACAAATCCAACATTTGGAGTTAACTCTGGAATTGATGTTTCTCCCTCCTTCAAACCATTCTAAATAAATTTAACTGATTATATAATTATAATGCCATTACCAAAGATTGCTACACCGACGTATGAGTTGGAATTACCCTCAACTGGAAAACTCATTAAGTATAGACCGTTTCTAGTTAAGGAAGAAAAAGTTTTGATCTTGGCTTTGGAGAGTCAAGATGTCAAACAGATTACCCTAGCGATTAAGTCAGTACTCAAAGATTGTATTATCACGAAAGGAATTAAAGTAGAAGACCTTCCATCTTTTGATATTGAATATATTTTCTTGAATGTTCGTGGAAAATCAGTAGGAGAATCTATTGATCTAGTTGTTACTTGTTCAGATGATGGAACAACTGAAGTTCCTGTTAAAGTTTTTGTGGATGAAATTAGAGTACAAAAAGATGAAGAACATTCTAACGAAATAAGAATTGACGATAAAATTATAATTAAGATGAAGTATCCTTCATTGGAACAGTTTATCAAAAATAATTTTGATTTTACAACTCAAGAGTCTGTATCAACGATTGAAAAGTCTTTCGATATTATCTCCTCTTGCATTGAATCCATTTTTACAGAAGAAGAGGCTTGGGCTGCCTCAGATGTGACTAAAAAAGAGTTGATTGAGTTTATTGAGAGTATGAACGCAGATCAATTCAAGAAGATTGAAAAGTTTTTTGAGACAATGCCTAAGTTGTCTCATACTTTCACTGTTGTTAATCCAAATACCAAAGTAGAAAACACTGTAACTCTAGAGGGGCTAACGAGTTTTTTCGGTTAATTATGGCTCATATTGATCTTGAGTCATATTTCCGTATCAACTTCGCTCTCATGCAGTTCCATAAATACTCATTGACAGAGATTGAAAACATGATGCCTTGGGAGAGAGATATCTATCTTACCCTGTTGAGAATTCATATCGAAGAAGAAAACCTAAAGGCACAACAGGCAGCAAATCGTGGCAATTAGTTCACCACTTAATCCCAGCACTATTGTAAAAGAAAGACCCACGACGGCTCTAGCTGCTCAAAATTTTATTACTGGTGGTTCTCCTCTGGGTCAGGGTGTTGTTGCTAGTGCTGCAAATAAAATTGTAGGATTCCAAAGAGGTGCAGCTGGAGTTGCTGCACAGCCACCAGATTTAAGTTCAATTATTCAGACACTCTCCACAAATATTCTGAATAATGTAGAAAGTCGTGTACAATCAATAAATCAAAATGTTAGTCAGATAGTTAATAAAACTATTGGTGATTTGGGTGGAAATTATAAACAAAGATTAGATCAAATTGATGCTGCAAGACCCAATTCAATCCTACAAAATTTCTTAAATCTCTACAAAGAAGCGTTAGGTTATATACAATTCTTAGGAAACAGAAAAAATATAAGGACTCTTGGTGAAAATTTAAAATCCCTTCAAAACGTATTTACTGAAACTTTTAATATTGCAAAGATTATTCGTCAAACAATTGTTAAAATTGTAAATCAACTTTCAAATTTACCTACTGCAACTGCTGGAGGAGGTGGATTAAACTTAGATGTTAATGTTCCTGGTGGTGGATTAAAAAGAAGTGCGCCAACAGGTCTCATGAGAATGATGAGACGCAGGCCTGGAATGATGTTAGGTGGTGCTGCACTTGCTGGTGGACTAGGATCTCAAGTAGTAAGTGGAATGATGGATGTTGGTGGGGAAGTTCAAGCCGCACCAATGGCTGAGGGAACGATTCCAAGTAGTTTATTAGATAGATTTAATGGAATATTAGATAGATTTTCTGCAGCAATTAATTCTTTATCAACAGTTAAAAGATCCCAACCATCTTCTGGAGGAGGTGGTGGAGGAACCACCCCGCCCCCAGCAAAAGACAAGTCCGGAGGTGGTGGAGGGGGGGCTGGTGGAACGGTGACAGCTACTGGATCAGAACAACAAAAAACCGAGGCACTTATAGCTGGTGAAGAAGGTGTGCGTTTGAAAGCTTACAAAGATTCCGGTGGGGTTCCAACCATAGGATATGGTGAAACGAAGGGTGTTCGATTAGGAGATACCATAACAAAAGAAAAAGCTGTCGTTAGATTGAGAAGTAGTATCGAGAGTCATAGAGCAGTAGCTATTAAACAAGTAGGTGCAGAAAAGTGGAATAAACTTGACGAAAATACAAAAGCCGTATTAACTTCTGTTGCATATAATTATGGAAGTCTTCCAGATAGAATTATGCCTGCAGTTAAAACTGGAGATTCTGAAAAAATTGCACAATCATTATCAGTATTACATGGCGATAATGGTGGAATTTTAAAAGCAAGGAGAGAAAGAGAAGCAGGATTTATAAGAACTGGATCATCTCCTAAGTTAGATAAAGATTTTCTTGCGGGAGGAAAATTAGCTGCTCCAGGAACTACAACACCAACTCTTACCGCAGCAACTACATCTACTCAACAAACTGCATCAACAGTTGCAGCTGCACAAACACAAGCCACAAACGCACAACAAGTTGCACAATCGGTTTCCAGACCACCAACTCAACAACCCGCACAAGTTACTGTGGCACCGATGAACATGGCTAGTCCACAAACGCAGTCAACACCCGCTGGGGGTAAGTCAATCCCACCTCCACAAATGGCTAAAGGTGGAGTTTCTGTACCATTTTTAACTTCTTCAAATGATGACAACTTCCTTACATTATATTCCAAGTTAGTTTATAACATTGTGGACGGATAAGATATGGCTCCCGTAAAAAAAGAATCTCCACTACAATCTCCGTTAGTATCCGCTTTCAATAATATTGTCAATATCAATCGTTCAAAATCTCAGATGAGGTCCACGCAAACCTCATATAATGAATTTTTGAGATTCATGGATGTGGAAATTAAAAATATAGAGGCAATTAAACTTCCGGATGAAAAAAAAGTTAAAAAATTAGCCAATATTAATGTTGCAACTACCTTTGGATCTGCTGGGGGATTATTATCAAGTTTGGCCAGTGGTGCTCTAGATGCTGCAGGATTGGTGGGGAACTTGTTTGGTGGTGGAAGAAAAAATACTAATGCTGGGAAAGCAGTTCCTAAAACTAAGGGTCTTAAACTAGGGGGAGTAAAAGCTCTTGGTGTTGTAAATGCTGTATTTGCGGGAATGGATTTTGCTGAAGGTCTCCAAGAAGGAGAGAGTGTGAGTAAAGCTGCAGCTGGTGCAGGGGGTAATCTTGCTGGAAGTTTGATTGGTGGTGCCATTGGTCAAGCTTTAATTCCAGTTCCAGGACTTGGTTTTGTTATTGGTAGTATGGCTGGGGGTGCATTAGGAGGATATCTTGGAGATCGAGCTCATGAAGCTGTAACTGGAGAGGGGACTGTTAAAGAAAAGACCAAAGCCCGATTGAAACAACAAGAACAACAACAAAAACTTGAAGCTGCATCACTTACTCAATTAACTTTTCCACAAGTCTTAGATAAGTTTGAAAGTGTTGTTATTCAATTTGAAAAAGCTTCTTTCGGAACTATACCTGAATCTGGGAACAGTGAAATGGAAGAGGGATTTGGCCAAAAAAGTAATGAAGGCGGGGGATTAGTACCACCAGATGCACCTACAGAACCATATGATGGCCCAATTAGTGGAGACACTTTTTTTCCATTACCGAGAGGAATTGTATCCAATCGTTCCGTTGGAGTTAAAGGTGGTGAATACGGAGCACCAAGAAATTATGGTGGACATAGTGGACAAGACATTGGAGGCCTTCCACCAGGATCACCTGTAGTTGCTTGGAAAACCGGAAAGGTTAGATATACTGGATCAGTTGAGTCCGGAGATACTATTATGACACTAGATCATGGTGGGGGTGAACAATCTGTATATAAACATGTTGTACCAACTGTCGCTGCCGGAACAGTTGTATATGGTGGACAACAAATTGCTAAATTATTTGCTGCAAGAGCGTATCCAGAACACTTGCATTTTGAAGTATGGAAAAATGGATCCCACACAAACCCAAATGGATATATATCGGCTGCTCAAAAAATTTCATCACCATTAGCTGTAGAAAAAGCAAAAGAACAATCTGAAAAATCATCAGGAAAAAGTTCGATTGCCTCTGGCGCAAGTCCACAAGCTGCAGCTCTAAGTCAAACCAAATTAATGGGTTCGGTTGCAAAACCAACACAAGATCTGTCTCAAATGCCAACAAATCAGTTAAAGGGAATGTTCGATTCTACAGTAACTGGTCTTACAACTCCTGCAGTGGTTAAAGCTACAGAACAAGCAAGAACCAAAGGAAAAGAATCTGGGTTATCTGGAGAAACTCTAGATAGAGAAGTTATGATAGCAGGTATCAGAGCTAAAAATGCAGAATCTCAAGTTATGGCAATGTCACAACAACCAATAGTACCCGAACAACTTCAACAATACCCAGACTACAACTTACCACAATCAACTGTAACTATTATCCCAATGATGATGGGCGGAGGTGGTGGAGGAGGAGGTCAACAAAGACCTATGGTTATTTCCAGTGGTGGTGGAGGTGGAACAACTATTATGCCTCCAGTTCCTCAGGGTCAAGTGTTAAATAGTTTATTTAAGACCCTCTTGTTAACGAACTTATCGGGATCGTAATATGTCTAATGCGTTAACTACACTAAAATATAATTCTATAATCATCCAATCTTTGGAAACAAACAATAAAATTGATTTAACCAATTCTATTGTTTTCTGTGATTACTTTGAAGATATATTTTCTCCATGCGTTATGATGACCATTCAGGTTGCAGCATCATATTCAATCTATAATGGTTTGCCCATTCGTGGTGGAGAAAAAGTTGAAGTAGACATTGAAAGTTTAAGTGGAAACTTTGTACTTTCCAACAATTATGCAATGTATGTCTATAAAGTAAGTGGTATTGTTTCTGATGGCACAAAAGAGTACTTTACTCTCCATCTGTGTTCAAGAGAAGGTCTTACTAATGAAACTGCGAGAGTACAAAAGAAATATGCAAAAAAACCAATCAATGATCATGTCACTGCAATACTCAAAGATGTATTACAGACTAAAAAGTTTAAAAGTAGTAATATAGAAAAAACATCAAATTCATATAGTTTTATTGGTACTCTTAAAAAACCTTTCCATATACTAAGTTGGTTA